CTGCTACCGGCGCAGTATCCCCAGGTCTACGCGGACAGTATGTCCCGTCTGCGGGGGGCACAAACACAAGCAGGCCGCAATGTGCGGCACATGTAGGAGGGCCTCATGAGATGTCCTGAGTGTATGGAGGATGTGGTGCCGTGGACCCTTGGCACCTACGGCGGCGTCCACGATCCCGTCGCCGCGTGGCTGCGGTGCCCGTCGTGCCGGTATGCGTGGCCGATCGTGTGGCGCGATGCGGACGCCGACATGCGACGGGATGCCCTGCTGGCCGAGCGGTCGCGGCTCGCGGCAGACGGGATGACGGGATGAATTACTCGTCGTTTATAGACCGTAAATCTCAGCTTGGCACCTTCGACGGATTCGATCCGGTGTGGATGCCCGACTTCCTATATGATTTCCAGCAGGCCCTTGTGGAATGGGCAATCCGAAAGGGGAGGGCGGCTATCTTCGCGGACTGCGGGCTTGGAAAGACCCCGATGCAGTTAGTCTGGGCAGAGAACATCGTACGCAAAACCGGCAAGCGCGTTCTGGTCCTCACCCCTCTTGCGGTATCACATCAGACTATTAACGAGGCCAAAAAATTCGGCATTGAGGCCCATCGCTCGCGAACAGGGGATGATCTGCGCCCAGGGATTAATGTAACCAATTACGAACAACTCGACCGCTTCTCCCGTGAAGACTTTATCGGCGTGGTATGCGACGAATCGTCGATCCTCAAGTCGTTCGACGGTGCTACTCGGGGGAAGATAACGGAATTTTCCCGCAAGATGCCGTATCGCCTTCTCGCCACGGCCACGGCCGCCCCGAACGATTACATCGAACTCGGCACGTCAAGCGAAGCCCTCGGTGAATTAGGGGCGATGGATATGTTGAATCGGTTTTTTAAGAACGACCAAAATAATTCCGCCGTTGGCCGGAAATATGGAGAGGTCATCAAGTGGCGACTCAAAGGCCACGCGGAAGTCCCGTTCTGGCGATGGGTATGCTCCTGGGCGCGGGCAATCAGGAAGCCTTCAGACCTTGGATTTAATGATGGGAAATTCATCCTTCCCCCCCTGATCGAAAGGACCTTCGTTGTCGAGGCACAAACAAAGCGCAACGGGATGCTGTTCGAGGTCCCGGCCATTGGCCTTGCTGAGCAGAGGGAGGAGCGCCGCCGCACGATTCGGGAGCGATGCGAGAAGGTATCGGAGTTGGTATCCGGAATAGAGGGGCAGTCTCTTGTATGGTGCCACCTGAATTCGGAGGGCGATCTGCTTGAGGAGTTGATCCGGGATGCAGAGCAAATCAGCGGGTCGGATTCGGACGAGAGGAAAGAAGAATTATTTATGGCCTTCGCGTCTGGTGAACTGAAGGTGCTTGTGACGAAACCGAAGATCGGGGCGTGGGGACTAAATTTCCAGCGGTGCGCCCACGTCACGTTTTTCCCATCTCATTCCTTCGAGCAGTATTACCAGGGCGTCCGCCGCTGCTGGCGGTTCGGGCAGGTCCGTCCCGTCGAAGTGGATACCGTAATGACGAAAGGCGAGCGGGCCGTTATGGACAACCTAAGGCGGAAGGCAGGGGCGGCAGATCTGATGTTTACCCGCCTCGTCGAACAGATGAACAACACGCTCCGTATTGAAGGCGGATTGAAATTCGACAAAAAAGAGGAGGTCCCGAGTTGGCTGTAATCGACCAGTGCATAACGGATAAATACGCAATTTATAACGGGGACTGTTGTGAAGTCATGGCGGCGATGCCGGACAAGTGCATCCACCTTTCGATTTATTCTCCGCCTTTCGGAGGGCTGTACCACTATTCGTCGTCAGAAAGGGATCTGTCGAACTGCAAGGACTACGAACAATTTTTCGAGCACTATACCTTCGTGGTCCACGAACTGGCACGGCTAACGATGCCCGGAAGGATGACGGCTGTCCACTGCATGGATATCCCGTCCGGGAATTGCGGCTGCGACTATTTGATCGACTTCCCGGGAGATATTATCCGGCTCCATGAGAGAGAAGGGTGGCGCTATGTCGCCCGGTACGCAGTCTGGAAGGAACCTCTCGGCGTACGCAACCGCACGATGGCGAAAAACCTCGCCCATAAAACCATCGTCGAGGATTCTTCTATGTGTTCTGTTGCCTCTGCGGATTGGCTCCTGGTGTTTCGCCGCAATGGACAGAATCTCGTCCCCATCGCACACCCCCGAGGGCTGACGGAATATGCCGGGGAACGCAAACCGCCAGCAGAAGTTCTGAAATATCGCGGATGGGATGGAAACCAAATAGAGAACCGATACTCTCAATGGATATGGAGACAGTATGCCTCCGCGTTTTGGGACGACGTGCGGATAGGGCGAGTATTGCCGTATAAGGAGGCGCGGGATTCCGAGGACGAGAAGCACGTTCATCCGCTTCAGCTTGACGTAATTGACCGCGTGATCGTGCTGTGGTCGAACCCGATGGAAACCGTGTTCACTCCGTTTATGGGCGTCGGGTCCGAGGTTTATGGTGCCGTCTGCGCCGGAAGAAAGGGAATCGGTGTTGAGCTGAAGCCATCCTACTACCGCCAAGCCCAAAAAAACGTCCACGAAGCATACATAGGCCGACGCGAAAACGAACAAAACGACCTATTCGAATGACATTCCCTCGCATCTCCTACTGGACGGTAGGCGGCTACATACAGGGTGCAGGCGGCTACCCGTGGACTTGGCAGAGAATGTCTATGATCTACCGGATCAGGGCATGGTGGCGTAGGCACATCTGCGCGGCAGCGCACGGGCGCATACTGCACGGCACTGCGGAGGGGTACATCGAGCAGATGCGCGAGGCCGACTAATGGGGGTTCCCGAATTGCCGCACGCAAGCCCGATACTGACAATCGACGAGGAGAAGGAGCGCATCCGCCGCAGGATGCGCGAGGACCGCGAATACCTCCGGATACTCGACGGCATACGGGATAAGTTCAGCCAGGCGCTCACCGCCGAGTACGTCTACGAAAAGATCGCGCTCAAGAAACAGCAGGGCATCAAGGCCATCCCAACCGGGATCGACTGGTGGGACGAATGGGCGGGGCCGTTCCGCAGGGCGAACTTGTATTGTTTCGCCGGGTACCAAGGCGTTGGCAAGACCACATTCATGTCATATCTGACATGGCCGATGGCGAAGCGTGGCGTCAAGGTTTGGAACGTTTGCCTCGAACTGACGGCGGAGGAATCATTCGCGGTCCTTTCCGGACACATCTTGGGCAAGGCCGCGCTTGATGACGACGAGCTCGTGACCGCGTATGCGACGATACAGCCGACAGGGTACAGATTTTTTGAGCCGGAACGCGACAAAACATGGAAAGAAACGCTTGAGATAATCTGCGATACAGTCCGGAAAGACAACATAGATTTAGTCGTAATCGACAACTTCTCCTACCTCACTACCTCGGGCCGTGACTCATACGAGGTGGAGCGCATGGTGGCAAAAGCGCTCAAGGGTCTGAGCCAGGAACTGGAGATACCCATAGTCACAATCGCGCACCTCCGCAAGCCCGACAGGGACGACACGGAGCCGGAGCCGACGGCCCATAGCGTGCTGGGATCGGGAGCCATCACCCAGGTGGCATCCGACACATTCATCCTGCACCATCCGCTCACGGGCAATGAGGAGCAGTCGCGCCATTCTGTCGGGTACATCCTGTCAGGGAAGCCGAGGTGGACTATGGGCGGTAAGCGGTACGTCCACTACGCCGGATACAAGCGGTCGTTCAGCCCATCGACCGCCGCAGAATACAGGCGGCAATTCCCGGAAAACAGCCGGAAGCGGCGATACGAATGACGCGGGGGAGATATTGGAATGAGTAGCCGAACATGGGTAAAGATCAACTGCGACCGATGGTTCGACGGAACCATCCGGAGGGAGCCAATAGAGGTTAGGGCGATTTGGACAGATATCCTCGCACTGGCCGGAAGAACGGGAACGGATGGTTATGTGCATTTGCCAGGAACAAACATAGGTTATTCGGATGAGCAATTATGTGCAATTTTTAATGTTCAAATGGATGTTTGGATGCGGGCCAAGGAGAGACTCTCGAATCATCCCGACGGCGAACGCGAGAACAGAATCCGCGTAAACGAAGGAAATTGCATAGAAATCATTAATTGGGCGTCATATCAATCGGAATATTCGCGGCAGAAAAGTTACAGGGAAAAGTTACAGTCAAATATTACGCGTGAATGTTACAACCCAAAGTGCGGGGAGAAGGAGAAGGAGAAGGAGAATATAAGATCTAAAGAAAGATCAAAATCTATTGTGCGTTCGGCTTCGCCGAAGCGCACGACATATACAGATGATTTCGTGGAATTCTGGAGGGCATACCCACGGGCAATCGGAAAACTTGTGGCGTTTGAGGCGTGGCGCAAGGTCGTAAAGGAATACCCTCCCGATGACCTGATAAGGTCAGCAAAAGAATATGCCGCAAAATGCGAGGAGCTGAAAACAGAGGACAGGTTTATCCTGCATCCGGCAACGTTTCTGCGAAAGGACAGGTGGAAAGACTACTGCTTCGAGGACGTACAAACAACGGAGGTGACGCAATGAACAGCATCTACTCGTACTCCGCCGGATGGAGGAGCATGGGATATGGGAGGCGCGGAGTGAGCGAAAGAGACACGCAAAAGGCGATCCTACAGTTCCTTGCACTGAAAAGGGTGTTGGCGTACAGGATGAACACGGGGGCGGCGGTGTACGAGACAGCCGGGAAGAAGAGATTCGTGCGGTACGGGAACCCCGGCATGGCGGACATCTTGGCTATAACGACGGGGGGGCAGTGCATATGGATCGAAGTGAAGGCCGCAAAGGGGAAGCAAAGCGAGAGCCAGATAAGGTTCCAGCGCGAGGTCGAAAAACGAGGGCAAACATACCTCGTGGCGCGTAGCGTAGAGGATTTATATCCTCTATTGGGGGGCGTGAAATGATCTCTGCGGCCCAAGCGATCACAAGGGAATGTCGGTTCTGCACCAATAAGGCGCAATCAGAGTGCATTACCAAGAGGTGCAACCTTCACCCGGGCGTATGGTCCGGGAAGAGGTCCAAGGTTCGGCAGATACGGGCGCATTGCCTCGAGTGTGCCGGGACGCCGCAAGCCGTAGCTGGGTGTTCCGGGAACCTGCTCCGGGACAACGGCAACGGCGGGAAGTGCTGGCTTCACCCATACCGATTCGGGAAAAATCCGGCACGCAAGTGTTCAGAAGCGCAGAAAAGAGGGTTTGAGGTCATGCGCAGACGTAAGGACGAGCGCGGAGGAGACGCGCTGTGCGCGGCTACAATCGACGATCTCGGCTTTACCCACCCCACCCTACGGGGAGGCAAAAATTGACCGCTCCTGACCCCGGAATTAGCCCAGATGTCCCCGACGCCTTCCTCCGGGATGTTGTCTGGGGGTGCGTGATGGCGATCCCGATGCACCTCAACCGTAATTTCGACCAGTATTTATGTGCGACCAAGGAGCAGTTCGAGGCCGAGCTGCGGAGGCGGGAGGAAGAGCGATGCCGGAAAAGT